CCTGCCAAGAGTAGCACAACAAGTGTAGCCGTATCATTAAAGTAATAAAAATATTGTACTTCTTTGCAATTTGCTTACCTTTGGCAGCGTTATGCTACATAGGTGGGCATCTTGCTTATGAGATAATGTTAAAACTAAGAAAATGACTTGGAACGAAATCACAGTTTGGCAGTACCAACAAATCTATCCAATAGTTACTAAGCCTGAAAAGGATTGGACTACCTTAGACGTTGAAAGTAAGTTAGTAGGTATTTTACATAACCTTACCGACACGCAAGTAGATAGCTTAAGCGTAGGGGAGTTTAATAAATTAAAGGTAACCTTAGCCTTTTTAGACGATAAGATTGAAGGTAAGCCTGTTAAGTACACCGAAGTAAACGGAAAACGTTATAGGTTTATCTATGATGTGCAGCAAATCAAAGCAGCCAGATACATTGAAACAAAAGTATTTAGCACGGACTTAGTTGGTAACCTGCACAAGTTAGCAGCCTCTATGGTTATTCCTCAGCGCAAAACTTGGTACGGAAAATGGGTTGATGACAAGTACGATGCTGCCAAGCATAGCGAGTATGCCGAGGACTTACAAGCAGCTAAATTTATGCACGTTTACCAATCCATTGTTTTTTTTTATCAAGTATACAGAAATTGGATAGAAGTTTCCAAGGCTTATTTGGTAAAGGAAATGATGAATCAGGGGATGACTTCGGAGTTGGCACTAAAGGGGGTTCAAACTTTATGCGAGATTTTGGATGGCAGTATTGCGCCAAATCTGTTGCCGACCACGAAAATATCACAGTTGATGAAAGCTATGAACTAAGCACAATACAATTCTTAAATACCCTATCCTATCTAAAGGCTAAAGCCGATTACGACAAGGAGCAACATAGGAAACTTAAATAAGACCGACCCTGCCAATTTTGGTGGGGTTAGTTATTTTTAGACCTTCCTTATATTTATTAGCGTGAGTATTAGTTCAGCACAACAACAAGCATTAAGAGACCAGTTTATACAAAAGCTTGGTTTAAAGCCATTAGCAGTTGGCGATGAAATAGGTTTGCCTATATTAGAAGAGACACTTGCTTTGTATGGTCAAGCTTTTAATGATGCTATTGTAGCTAATTTAAGGGAAAGTAACTCAATATCTTCTGGTGCTTTAGCGCAACCTGCAATACCTGTTGTGGTTAAGTTTGGTACAAGATATACTTTAGAAGTAGGTTACAAAATAAATAGTGAACAAGTTAAATATTTTGAATTTGTAGATGAAGGGGTTTTAGGTACTGATAACAAAAAAGCTAACCCTAACACTCGTTTTAAATTCAAAAAAAATAAGAAGTCAGTACCTATTGACAATATTAAACTTTGGATTGAACAGAATAGCTTAAAATCGGTAGCAGTTAAAAAGTATACAAAACTTGGTACGGAACAAAAAGCTTTGACAGATAGTAAAAGCCTTGCGTTCTTAATAGCAAGAAGCATACACCGAAAAGGTTTAAGAACTACCAATTACTTTACAAACGCAGTTACACAAGTATTTGAAAACGAGAAATTTAGAAACGATGTTTCAACCGCTTTAGGAAGCGACTTTGAATTAAAAATAATTAGAATAGCAAATGGCAATAACAATAACAAGTAGCCCTGCACCATATTCGTCTATGCACGAAAACCTATGGTTTGTATCAAGTTCTACTAATAGCGGAACTACAAACTTTAAGTTTGTTTATGATGTATACATAAACGGAAGCCAAGTAATTAGATCAAAAGTTTTCCCTGCTCCAAGTGCAGAGGGTAGCTATGGAGTGTTCAACGCATCTCCAATGGTAAGAAGTTTCGTAACTAACTACTTTGAGCCTTCTGGCAACTCAATACTTGTGGCTTCAAACGATAAGATCAAAGTAGATTACCAAATAAGAGTAGGCGAAGAGGTAAGCGGTGTTACAACTACTAACTTAGCATCTGGTAGTTATTCGGCATATAACTTTGTGCCACCATTGTTTGCCGATGTGTTCTTTATGGAGAGCCAAACCTATTTAGATTTAGCAACTTATTATAGCAGTTTACAATTAGAAAACTTTAAGGACAACTTTTTAACCGAAAGAGATTTAAGTAACATAGCTATTGAATACGGAAATAATTTTTACGCATCGTTTTTAAAGATAACTTCAGGCACTTACTCGGCTTGGGTAGAAGTAGTAAACGAAAGTGAAGCAGTAACAAGCACTGTATCGGGCAACATTACATTAAGCGGTCAGTTTAACTTGTTTAACTTAGAGGCATCGCACATAAATACTTTTGCAGGTTCAACTATTATTAACGCAAACACTTACGGCTATAACTTTTACTTAAAGCGTGGCACTACTCAATCAAGGGTTATCAAGCTAAGGCAAAAGTGCTATCCTAAGTTCCAACAATATAACTTGCAGTTCCTAAATAGATTAGGCGGTTGGGAAACAAAGAGCTTTACTTTAGTTAATAAAAGGTCAAGCGAATTCGAAAGGACATCATACAGGCGCAATGATTGGCAGCTTGTAGGTGGTCAAATGAAAAACTCAGATGGATATAACAAATTTAACGAAACAACTTTCAACTATGCTATTCAGCATAAGGATAAATATAAGCTTACTAGCGATTGGGTTACTGAACAAGATTATTCTTGGTTGGCTCAGCTTGTATCGTCTCCTATTGTTTATATGGAAGTACTTGGTGCTTATTTCCCTGTTACCATAAGTGCAACAAATTACGATTACAAGTTAGAAAGTGCAGACAAACTATTCAACTTTGAGATTGAAATAGAAGTAGGAAGATACTTAACAAGCCAATTCAGATAATGATAAGTACAGAAATTTATATAGAGGATAGAAGGATTGATCTATTGGAAGATATATCTACCGAGTTCACTTATGCTATTGACGATGTAAGTGAATTTGGCAGTCGCAATACTTCCTTTAGCAAAACAATTAGCATACCAGGAACAGGACTTAACAATGCAATCTTTGGTTACATCTTTGAACTTAACAACGCAAACTTTACCGATAATGACCTGCCAAACGTAGGGTATAATTACAACGTAACTAAACAAGCTAACTGCAAAATCTTTATTGAAAAAGTGCAGATATTTAAAGGCACTTTACGAATTTTGGAAATAGTAATAGACAAAGAAACAATCGAGTACCAGTGTTGTGTTGTTGGGGAGCTTGGTGGTTTTATTAATCAGTTAGGAAATAAACGTTTGGAAGATTTAGATTTTAGTGCTTACAACCATACTTATAGCGTAGCTAATATTAGTTCAAGTTGGGATAACGCAGGAGGTTCTGGTTATTACTATCCACTTATTGATTACGGAGATGTTAGTACGGGCAATGGTTCAGGTGGCGCGGGTGGTCACGGAGTAGCTAAAAAGGACTTTCAATACACAACTTTTAGACCTGCTTTATATGTTAAAGAATATATGCAAAAGATATTTGCTGGAACTGATTATACCTTTAACTGCCCGTTCTTTAATAGTGCTTTATTTAATAGGTTAATCATACCGCATAACCAAACTTCTATTACTGCTTTAAACAATACAAGCTTAAATGCAGCCGCTAAAATAATACTTATTAACACGAACCTAAGTCCTTATGCTGAGTTTACATTTATTACTCAAGGTAGCTTTACGCTTGATAGTTTAGGGCAAATATTTACTTATACAGGTACGCCTACAATTACAACTAATTTAGAATTAACGCTTCGTGGAGATATTACTTTTTTCAATCCAAGTTTGCCAAACTATTCTGTATTACTTAAAAAGAACGGAAATATAATAGGTAGACAAGATTTCGATGCAAGTATTAACGACTTTATGGATTGTAATTTTACAATTAATGGTGCTACTTTTTCTACTAATGATACAATGCAGGTAGAGATATTAGGTAACGGCATTATCATAAATATTATTATGGGAGAGCTTAAACTTACTACAAGCACTCCTACACAAGTACAGATTAATTTAGGAGAAACAATTAAGGTAAGTGAAACAATCCCTAAAGGTATATTCCAAAGAGATTTCTTTTTGAGCATTGTTAAGATGTTTAACCTCTACGTTTATGAGAATAAGTTTAACGACAAGGAACTGGTTATTAGTCCGTTTGTGGACTTCTATCCTAATGTTTCTGCTAATGCAGAAGATTGGACAAACAAAATAGATAGGTCAAAGCCTTTGAGCATTAAGCCAATGAGTGAGATTAATGCTCGTTACTATAACTACAAGTTTAAACAAGATAATGACTTCTACGGGGAAAACTATCGCAAAAAGTACACCGAAGGTTATGGAGATTTTATTTACGATACCGAGTTTGACTTTGTGAAAGAAACCGATACCCTAGAGGTTATATTTTCTGCATCTGTACTTTATCAAGCAACAGGAGAAGATAAAGTATTTCCTGCTATCTATAAAAAGTCAAATAGTAATAACGCAGAGGATAAAATGGATAGCATCATTCGTATAATGCAAACAAAGAAAATAACAGGCGTAAGCACTTGGCATATTAAGAATGTAAATCATAACTTAGGTTCTTATACTTCGTATGGTTATGCAGGGCATTTAGACGACCCTATTAACCCTACTAACGATATAAACTTTGGCGCACCTAAAGAACTACAATTTAACCCTAATACTTATCCAACTACAAACGTATTTAATGCGTTTCATAGTCCTTATATTGCGGAGATAACAAGCAAGGATAGTAAGCTATTAACGTGCTATGGTTTATTAGATATAATAGATATTTTCAATTTAGATTTTAGTAAGTATGTATTTATAGACGGGGTTTTATTTAGGCTTAACAAGGTGGAGAATTACAATCCTATGGAATACAACACCACTAAACTATCATTCCTTAAAGTAATAGAAACAAGATATTAATGGCAACAACTAACGTAGGTTTTAGCGTAACAGTCGAATCGAATGACGCTACAAAATCAATAAAAGAACTAAGGTCGGAGATAGACCAAACTACCCAAGCCGTACAAGAATTAGGTCAGCAATACGGAGAAAATAGTAAAGAAGTAGAAGCTGCTCAAAAAAGATTGTTGCAACTTCAAGACCTAACAAATCAAAAGCAAGAAGAGAATAATAGACGTATTGATAATGCAGCTAAAACAATTACTGCTCTATCTGCCGCTTATGGTGGTGTTCAAGGTGCTTTAGAACTTACTGGTCTTGCAGGAGAGGATACTATTAAGCAATTAGCAAAAATACAATCTGCTTTAGCTATTGGTGATGCAGTACAAAACTTAGCTGAGTTTAAAGATGCTATTAGTTCTACTTTTGGAGAGTTTAGAAACACGGCAGTAAAGGCATTCCAAGCAGTTAAAGGTGCGATTGGTTCAACAGGCATAGGGTTGCTTATTGTAAGCTTAGGTTTGGTAGCTGCTAACTTTGATAAAATTAAAAAAGCCGTTCTTGAGTTTATTCCAGGTCTTAATCAAGTTGGTAAAATTTTTACAAGCATAGTTCAAAAAGTTACTGACTTTGTAGGTATTACATCACAAGCTGAACGTGCTTTAGCATCTTTAGAAAAAACAACTAAAAGAACTAATGAAGGTCTTGAATCAAGAATTAAAATACTTACTGCTCAAGGTGGAAAAGAAAAAGAGATATATGAACTTACTAAAAAGCAAGGAGAAAATGAACTTAATGCCTTAAGAAGTAGATTAGCAACTACAGGTAAGCTAACAGAAGAAGAACAAAAAAGATTTAGAGAATTAGGAGTTGAAAGACAAGTATTAGATGCTCAAGAACAAAAGAGAAGAGCAGACAATGCAAAACAAGCTGCCGAAACTGCTAAGGGTATTTCTGATAAATTAGCTGAAGAGGAAGCTGCAAAAATTGAAAAAAGAATAGCTGACGAAAAAAAGCTTACAGAAGAAACATTAGCAGAATACGATAAAAGAAGAAGTATTGCAAATAACGCAAAGATTTTAACTCAAAAAGAAATTGCTAAATTAGACGCAGAAGAAAAAAAGAAAAAAGAAGAAGAAGATAATAAGAAATTTGATGCACAAAAAGAGTATTTATCTAAAACTACCAATTATACAATACAAAAGTATAATGAGGACCAAAAATTAAAGCAAGAACTTAGAGATGCTGAATTAAAAGCAGACATAGAATTACAAAATGCAAAATTCGATGCAGCATCAGCAGGTATTAATCTATTGTCAAGCCTTGCAGGAGAAAATGAAAAATTAGCAAACATTCTATTTATAGCAGATAAGGCTCTAGCTATTGCTAAAATTGTAGTAAATACTCAAGCTGAAATATCAAGTATCGCTTTGGCGAACTCTAAATTTGGTGCAGCAGGTATACCTTTAACTATTGCACAAAGTACGGCTGCTAAAATTAGAGCAGGTATTGGTATTGCAAGTATTGCAGCTACAACAATAGCTAAGTTTAAAGGTGGTGGTTCTGCTGGTAGTATTGCAACAGGTGGTAGTTCTGCACCAAGTGTTTCAGCAGCAGCACCAATAGCACCCCCACAACCACAAACAACAACATTAAGTAGCCAAACAATTAATGCAATAGGCAACCAAGCCGTTAGGGCATACGTTGTAGAGAACGATGTAACAAGTAACCAACAAAGGATTGCAGCTATTCAGCAAAGAGCAAGGTTTGGTTAAATGATAACAATTTAAAACACTTAATATTTAAGATTATGGACTTACCTGTTTATTTATTAGACATTAGCGAGGATATGAATGACGATGCCGAGGTGGATTATGTGGCACTCGTAGACAGACCCGCAATACAAAAGAATTGGAATGCCTTTAAAAACCAACAACGCTTTGAAGTGGTTAGCGAAGATAAGCGCATTATTTCTGGACCTCTTATGCTTGCTGACGTACCTATTTTTCGCAGCGATGCTACTTACGGCGATTATTATGTGGTGTTCTCTAAAGATACTATTTTTAAAATTGCGCAAAAGTTTTTCAAAAGAGGCTACCAATCAAACGTAAACTTAATGCACTCGCCTGACCAACAAGTAGAAGGCGTTACTATGTTTGAAAGCTTTATTACCGATGCAAGTCGTGGTATCTTACCAATGAAAGGATTTGAAGATGCACCTGACGGCTCGTGGTTTGGTTCTTTCAAAGTAGACAACGAAGGCGTTTGGAACGATGTTAAAGAGGGCAAATTTAAAGGCTTTAGTGTAGAAGGGTTATTTACCTACAAGACAAAGCCAACTAAAGAACAAGAACTTATGAATGCAATAAAGGAAATATTGCAACGAGTTAAATGATAAACAAAATCTTTTATTAATATTTAAACAAAAAGAATGATGAACGCAAAAGATGCAATTATGCAAATTAGGGCTTTATTCGAAGATATGCCACAAGTAGAAGCACCTGCTCCTGCTGAAGCACCAATCGAGGAAGTACCTGTTACATTCGCAGAATATAGCCTTATGGATGGTACAAAGGTTATGATTAGCGAATTAGCTATTGGCGGTGTAGTTACTTTAGCTGACGGAACACCTGCTCCAACTGGCGAACACCAATTAGCAGACGGAACTCAAATCGAGTTAGACGAAAACGCTAAGATTATCTCTATCGAAACTCCAGAAGTAGAAGCTGAAATCGCTGACGAAACTCCTGCTGAAATGGGTAAAAAGATGGATGAGAAAATGGCAGACGAAATCGCTGCTTTAGTTTCTGAAAATGAAAATCTAAAATCACAAGTAGCACAATTAGAGGCAAAAGTTAAGAATGGCTTCAGTCAAGTAGCTGAACTTATAGAAGCACTTACTAAGACACCTAACGCTGAACCTATTGCGCAACCAAAACAAACATTTGGTTCTAACGTAACTACAAAAGATATGAAGTACGATAGAATTGAAAAATATAGAAACGCTTTATTAAACAAATAAAAATAAAATAAAATGGGATTTGATGTATCTGCATTAGCAAACTATACAAAAGAAAACGAAGCTCTACTTGTAACTTCATCTGTATTGGGTGCAAAAACTGCTGCTCTTATTAAGAGTGCAGGTAACGTTATGGTTGGCGTGAAGTCAAGCGAGAAAATTAACATTATGGAAACTGACGCTATCTTCCAAGCAGGTGGCACTTGTGGTTTCAATGCTTCTGGCTCTACAACTTTCACTCAACGTACTGTAACTCCGGGCAAGATTAAAGTGAATGAAGCTTTATGTCCGAAGGATTTGGAAGCAAAGTACCTTCAGAAAGCTTTACCAACAGGTTCTATGTACGATAGTATTCCTTTCGAGCAAGAATTTTCTGATAAGAAAGCTAAAACTATCGCTGCACAATTAGAAACTGCTTTATGGCAAGGCGACACTTCAAGTGTGAACGTAAACTTAAACAAGTTCGATGGTCTTGTGAAGTTAATCGGTGCTGCTTCAGGTGTAGTTGCTGCAAACGCTTCTACATTTATTTCAGGTGCTCCTTTAAGCTCTATTACTGCTGCTAACGTAATCTCTATCTTTGATGGCGTTTATCGTGCAATTCCGGCAAAAGTTGTAGCTGCTGACGATATGACTATCTTCTGTGGTCAAGATTTATTCCGTACTTACACTATTGCTCTTAAAAATAGCGGTAGCTTCAATTACCAAATTGATGTTAAAGCTGATAGCGAGTTCGTACTTCCTGGTACTACAATCAAAGTTGTAGCTGTTGCAGGTCTTAACGGAACTAACAAAGTTTACGCTATGCGTTTAAGCAACTTGTTCTTAGGTACAGATTTACTTAATGAAGAGGAAAAATTCGAAATCTTTTACGCAAAGGAGGCGGACCAAATTAGATTTGTAAGTGAGTTCAAAATGGGTGTGAATATCGCATTCCCTGACGAGGTTACTGCATTCGTTCTTGCATAATTTATAGGGTAGGTTGAAATATACCTACCCACTTTTTTCAAACTAATTAATTCAAACAATATGCCTTGCGCTTTAACCCAAAATTATACCTTAGACTGTAAAGACAGCCTAGGCGGTATAACCGAAGTTTATTTTATAGCAGAAGCAGATGTTACTTCTACAACAGAAGCGAGTGGTGTAATCACCGCTTTAGTAAAAGCATCTGGCAAGAAGTTCTTTAAATACGAACTTGTAAAAGGCACTTCTCAATTAGTTGAGAATGTTAATGCAAACGTACAGAACGGAACTATCTTTTATGCTCCGGAATTAACCATAGTATTAAATAAATTACAAGCGAACACAAGAAACGAAATCTTGTTGTTGGCTCAAAACACTTTAGTAGCAGTTGCCAAAGATAACAATGGCAAATATTGGTACTTAGGAAAAACAAGAGGCTTAGACCTTACAGGCGGTAGCGCAGGTACAGGTACAGCTGACGGTGACAGAAGCGGTTACACTCTTACCTTTACAGGTGCTGAGCCAGCCCTTGCTCCAGAAGTAAACTCTACTGTGGCAGGTCAATTAACTACCGCAGGTTCTTAGGTTGTTTTGGTTTTGTATATAGATGCCCTCGTCATTAATTTGGCGGGGGTTTTTTATTTTGCAAACAATCGCAATAGTTTATATTTATAGTTGTGATAAGATTAACTAAGGGGCAAACCCAAAATATTATACTTACTTTGACTGAAAAGCAACTTCTTACAAACCCAAACTATTTGTTTGTTTTTGAGAATAGAAGCACCAATACAGAGATAAAGTTTATTAAGTTAAACAATACGGATATAAGCGGATATAAGGAAAGGTTCAACGAGTTTAGCATCGTAGTAAATGACTACTTTGATTGCTCTTTAAACGGGCAATATTCGTACTTTGTTTACGAACAAGCAAGTACTACCAATAAAAACCAAACAGGCTTAAACCTGCTAGAAAGTGGCATTATGGAGCTTTCAGGAACTACTATATCATATAACGAATACGAAACAACAAGCACATTCACAATAAGACAATAATGGAAATACAAGTATTGACATTTGCGGAAGCAAAGCAACCAGAATATAAAGAGAAAAAAGGCGAAGGGTATATGCAGTATGGTCAAAACAATGACTATCCTCAATACCTATTAGACCTATTTAACAAATCTGCAAAGCACAACGCTATTATTAGAGGCAAGGTAAACTACATTGTCGGCAATGGTTGGGCAGGCGAGCAAGATATAGTTAAGAAGGTTAATAGAGAAGAAACCCTTAACGACCTAACTAAAAAGGTTGCTTTAGATTTAGAACTATTTGGTGGTGCTTATATCCAAGTTATTTGGAGTGTTATGGGTAGTCAAATCGCTGAATTGTGGCATTGTGATTATACAAAGATTAGAACCAACAAAGACAATACGCAGTTTTGGTATAAAGAAGATTGGAAGCTTACACGCAACCAAGAAAAAGCTGAAGTTTACAATGCGTTTAACCCTGCTAACCCACAAGGTGTGCAGATACTTTACGTTAAGGAGTATCGCCCAGGAATGAACGTTTATAGCCTTCCTGGTTATTTTGGCGCACTTAACTACATTGAAAGTGATGTAGAAGTTAGTAAGCACGTTTTAGGTAATGCTCAAACAGGCTTTAGTGCAAGTAAACTTATTACTTTACCAAACGGAGAGCCAAGCCCTGAAGAGAAGCGTCTTGTAAGTAAGCAGTTCGATAATATGTACACGGGTGCAGACGGCAAGAAGTATTTACTTGCGTTTGTAAACGATTTAACCCGTAAGCCTATTGTTGATGACTTAGGTGCAAGTGATTTAACTAAAGAGGACTTTAGCCGTGTAGACGAACTTATCCAAACTAACATATTTAGCGGACACCAAATTACAAGTCCTGACTTGTTTGGTATTGCTACTCCTGGTCAATTAGGAAGCAGACAACAAATGCGTGATAGCTACGAGATATTCCGTAATACATACGTTCACTACAAGCAAATGCAAATTGAAGGCGTATTTAATATGCTTGGACAATATGCAGGTGTAACCGAGGAGTTAAAGCTTCAGCCTGTAGACCCTATTGGTATTGACTTTAGCGAAAGCGTAATTAAAGAAGTTGCACCTAAAGAATGGATATTAGAAAAGTTAGGTATTGACCCTACTAAATACGGATTGCCTCTTGAAACCGAGCAGCCAATGGCAGCAAGTCCTTTAAGTGTGAATGAGCATATTAAAGGCTTAAAAGGTAGAGAGTGGCAAAATATGCAGCGTATTATTAGAGATTTTAACAAGGGAAAGATAACAAGAGAACAAGCAAGTTCAATGTTAAAAGGTGGATATGCTTTAAGCGATGAAGAGGTTGCTACTTGGTTAGGAACTGAAGAACTTGAATTTAGCGAAGAGGATTTTCAAGTTTTTTATGAGTTCGGGGAAGATGAAGATAAGTACAACGTATGGAGTGAGCGTAGAAAGTTTGAAGATAATCAATTTCAAGCTTTTGCAGATGTAACGCAATTACAAAGTAATATCTTAGATTTAATTAGTAAGCAAAAGTATATTACACCTGAAGTTATTGCAGAAACACTTAAAGAAGATGTAGGTGCGGTAAAGCGTGTTATTAATACCTTGGTTGAAAAAGGTTTTATTAAAGCTACCGAGGTTAAGATAGGCAAAGGCATTGACCAAAACATTCAAATTGAAAGAACATTAACAAGACCTTTAAGCGAGATTGTAGAAGCTATGAAGCCTGAAACTACCGAAATTTTAATACGTTATGCGTACAAATGGAAAGCAGGTTTTAGCAATATAGACATAAGAACAAGCAGACCATTTTGTAGATACTTAGTAGGTGCAAAGAAGGTTTATAGTATGTCTGAAATTCAGCAAATGAGTGCAAGGCTTGGGTACGATGTTTTTGAACGTGGTGGCGGTTGGTATACATTACCAGGAACTAATACGCACTCACCAAGTTGCAGACACGAGTGGAAGTCAATGATAGTAACGAGAAAAAA